TGTCTTCTTTTCTTATTTCCACAGCATACTGTGGTTGGAACATGTAGACGTTCTTCATGTTTTTATTAGTTTGTTTTTTAAAAGATTCTTTCTTTTAAGAACCCATATATCATCACGTTCTTCTTCACTCCTAGGATTATCTATAATATAAAACTGTTCATCGTGTTTGACTGTGAATGGATATTTTGCTTTGGGATCATAAACAGTTTTTTGTTGTAGGTCAAATAATGATTTAGATACAGGTAAAATAGATTTTACAAAATCAAATACTTCAGTCTTATTATTCCAGAATAAATCAAAGTCGGTTCCCATACTTAATTCTAAAAGATGACCTTTATCTTTATCAGATATTAACTGACCCGTAGTTAGGTAAGTGGTAACTCTTTTTTTAATTTCCTTAAAATGGTTTCCGAATAAACCAGTGTCATTCTTTAAACATTCAAACATATTATCATAATACTCTCTATATGATAAATCAGAGTATTCAGATAAGATATGTGTAAATCCATTAATATGGAACATTATAACCATCCAAGCATATAGATACGATTCGATCATATCCTCAGTTGTCATGCTATTTGTTTGGTTTACGATCTCAACTATTTCTTTAATAGAGTCTTCTTTATTGGTGAATGAGACATAATCTGTAGCATTAACAACTTTAATACCATACTTTTCTCTATTAAGATTTAATTCTGTGTTACCAAATACCTGACAAAACCATATGTCAATACTATCTTGACCAGCATCAAGTAACTCGCATAATCCAGTTTTCCATGATTCCACTGTCTCTTCAGGAAGACCAAGAATCATTTCCGTATATACATTAACACCTTTCTCTCTTGCCTTTCTAACAAATTCTTTTGCTTTTTCTTTTGTATTGTTCTGTCTTTTAATTGCTTTTAGAGTTGGTGAGTTCATACTCTGAACACTCATAGTCACTCCTCTTCTATCATATGGACCTAATGCTTTACTAATATCAAAGATAACATCAGTAGAATTTTTAGTGTATTGTACTGTGAGATCATCTATAATTGCTAATGGATGATCTGCTGCCTTTCTAAGCATCCTTGCAATTAACAAATCTCTGTCTTTAAATATTCCAAAGTTTGCATCTGCCATCATTAAGAATCCTACTTTATGAGTAGACATCCATTTAATATCTTCTTCTACTTGAGTAAGATCAAACTTT